ATCTTTTATCTGATGATTTAACACCAAAATGTGTTAAAATGTTTTCTATATATCTTGTACCACCTCTTGCGTTTTTCTCCAACCATTCTTGTAATCTGAATGCACGACGTAAATCGTTAATTGTTGTAGGTTGTAGTTGCAAACCATCTGTTTCTGCAAATAATTGATTTGGACCATAAGGTGGAGTACTTGAAGCATTAGGTACAGTAATTGAAGCTGGAGAACCAGATAAGGTTGTAGTAGAACCTGATGTTTTAACTAATGCATCTCCACTAATTTCACCTAATGGAATATCTACTGCAGCTCCTTTTTGTGCAAAAGGTAATGAAGCAGTAAAATAATCATGTTCCCAAGCTCTTTTACGTAATTGTACTAAATCTGAATTAGATGAATTGTCACCATCAGTTAATTTATAATTAACTGGAGCAATAAGATTTTGGTCACGATAATACTCGTTATATATAGCTTGATAAGCAGCAAAAGCAAGTACATTAATATTTGTACTACCAGCAGTTGATGCACCTAAAGGTAAACCTAAATAATTAGCCAATGGTAATGAATTAACATCATTTTGGCTAAAATTAATATAAGGAACTACTGCTCCACTATTTGCATCTGTGATAAACTTTTCCCAATTTGACCATAATATACGGTTTGGTACAAAGAAATAATGCATACTTACATCCATTCTATGCATAACTGGTGCGATAAGTGGTGCAAATCTAATAAGACTTTCGCAACCAATATCAAATTTATCTCCAGGTACACATTCTAAAGTCAATATGGGTGTAAGGTTACCCATATCTGCACTTAATTTCACATCGTGTGTGAGGTCAAAGACATTCTTTTTTGGTCTTTGTAACTTAATCGAATTAAATAAATTCGGTTTCATGTTGTTTTGTTTTAATGTTTTTAAATAAGGGGCGACTAACCCCTATTTGTTATAGTCTAATTCCGCCACGTGATACATAGTAGCTGCGGCTTACTTTACGCTTGCCATAACCGCGCTTTCGAGATGAGCGGCGATATGAGTTTCGTCTTCGCATTTTTTTGTTTTTAGTTTGTGATTAAAATATTTATATAGTGCTTGTTCTACATATTTTTTTAATAATTCTTTTTCTGAATTATCACTTGTATTATACAACTTAATAAGTCGTAGTATTTGTTCTTGTGTATATAATCTCATTTAAAATATTTTTGATATTAATATTTTTATAATGTCTTGTGCTAAACCTGAACCTATATTCAGTTTATCTAATGATTCACGCATTTTTAATTCAAATGCTTTTAATTGGTTTGTTGTATCTAAACCAGTACCAATTTTACCTAAATTTTCTTTTGTAGCTTTTGCTATTTCTAATTGAATAGGTTGTGATAGTTTTTGAAATTGATTATTTTGTGATAAACCTTTAAATTGTTCATCTAAAATCTTATTTTGTCTTTCCATTTTTATAACTTCTAATGGATTAGTAGTATCTCTTTGTGACCTTTCTTGTCTTTTCAAATTAGTACCTTCTACTAAATTATCATATGATGCAGTAGCTTGTTGATTTTGAAAAAAAGGCTTTTGTTTTAAATCTTCTGCTTGTGATCTAAGAATATCATTCTGTAGTTCTTGATTTTGATTTCGAAGTTTCATACTCTCTTTATTAAGATTTTGAACTTCAATTGCGTTTGATTTTCCTAATACATCTAATAAACCTTCGTTTAATTGTGGTGCTACATAATCTGTACTCCTTATAGGTGCAGCTTCATTAGATTGTTTATATATAAGATTTGGGTTTAATCCTGCTTCTGCAAATCTTTGCATCTGTTGTTTTGGTGTATTATATGCATTTTGCATATTCCATAACTCAATTGCATTTCGTTTATTTTGTTGATTTGTATAAATCTGTGAGCCTGTGTTAAATAGGGTAGTACCTATTTGTGCCCAGGCGTCTGGTGATAACGGCATAACTTTGTTTTTTTATTTTTTTGTGACACAATATGTATTTTTTTGTTTTGTTCAATCGTTGTACGTCGTTCCTCCTCCGCCTTATTCACTTTCCAAATATACATCTTTGGTGTCAATAAACACTAATATATCAAGGTAATTAGTGTTTATTACTGACGCGCTACGCTTGTCTTAATAAATACGGCCATGCAAGTAAACTTGCACAGCCATATTTCTTTTAATCTTTGATGTTTTCAACATCTTGAGATTCAATGTCTTGAATCTGTTGTTCTGTAAGTTTTGACTTACTTTTTTCTACTTTGTTGCTCTTTAAACGCTCTTCGATTTCGGCAAGTTCTTGACGAGCAGCTATTTCAAGTTCTTGACGTTCTGCTAAATCGAGTCTGCGAGGGTCTATACCATCGCCATCTTCTCCTTCATATATTGGTTCTTTTCCTCCACCTAATGGAAGACCATTTGCGTATCTTACTAATAATTCTCTAACTGTCATTGATTGATCAGGTATAGTTTGACTAGGTTCGTTATTAATTTCGTCATCGTTAAATTCCGATGCATTAAATATATTTCTAATTTTCATAAATAATTATTTTTTCTTTCCATTTCTGCAACTTTTTCCATTTTTTTAAATGCAAAAATGTGTCTTTCTGACATTACTTTTTCTTGTTCTGTAAAACTGTTAAACTCTTTTGATATTTCCAAATCTATTTCTTCGCTTATTTTAGCCATATATAATGCTATTTTACCCTTTTCTTCTTCATTATACATTTTATCTTTATAATATCTAGGCATTGCTATCTTTTTACCATCTTCTATTGGAACATACATTCGTTGTTCCAATATATTTTTATGCCATTTTATCATAGCTTCAGTTAAATAATTACTACCTAAACCTTTTGACATTACACTAAATTCCTTTTTTCTATCATCGTTTTGATGTTGTGGAATTTGAGATTTTTTAGACATATATTTTAACGTATAACCGATAGAGGCATGACTAACATTGCCAATATGATAATTGCCAATAATATTATTATTAAGAGCCCAAGCCCTCGCAATATGCTCAGGATTAGCGTTAAAAAGAATGATATGATAATGAGGACGTTTTTTTGTACTCCCGTACTCTCCAACAGCATAGTATTTAAGCTTTTCATTTGATAATTTTCTTAATCGTTTAAAAAATTTTTGTAAGTCTTTTAAATCTAAAGACATAAATCCGTTAGGAGTAATTGGTACATATTCTGTATCATAAGTTAATGTTATAAAGAGAGCGGATTTACTCCGCTCTCCTTCTTTTACTAACCTAAAAGACCAACCAGATGTTCGTCTTTTTCTACATGGGGGGCATTTCCCACAAGGAAATGGTATATGTTCTCCTTTTGTTTGTTCTTTCTTATAGAAAGGAGTTATACACCTACTACACATGGTTAAAACATTGGTGTACCAAATTTCGGCATTGGTCTTACCGCTTTGATTTTGTTTAATACATGACAATATAAACTATCTGTACCAGGATCAGTTACTGCAAATACCCTTTTAGTTGGGTCACAATTTACAAATGCTGCGTTTAATGATGGTAAACTTGTAAACTTCCTTCCAAGATGCCAATAATCTAAATCGTCTGCAAATTCTCCAGCAACACGTGAAGGCATATATTTATATTCAGCATATCTTGGTACATATCCAAATGTCTGTGGCCCAGTTACTGAACCAGTAAATGCATATATTTCTTCGTTAATAACTGGTTGTTCACCAATATGTGCAAATGATGGCCAAAAATAATCTAAAGTATCATTTTTAAGGAAAGTTTTAGGAATACCTTGTTGATAAGCGGTTTTAGGCATTACAGACATAACTCCAATAATATAACCGTGTTCTTCACAATAATATGAACCTGAACGACCTGATGATACACTTATGCCATGACCTGCCATGTTACCTTGTGGTAATCCTTCATTTGTTTCACCTGGTTGAGTTACTTGACCTGTTGTATTTACAATTTCACTAATAACTACTGGTGATTTAACACCAGTGATATATTCTGGTCTTTGTAATCTTTTATCTGATGATTTAACACCAAAATGTGTTAAAATGTTTTCTATATATCTTGTACCACCTCTTGCGTTTTTCTCCAACCATTCTTGTAATCTGAATGCACGACGTAAATCGTTAATTGTTGTTGGTTGTAATTGAACACCATCTGTTTCAGCATATAATTGATTTGGTGCATATGGTGGATTTGGTAAACCTGCAGATACTGATATTGATGCTGGAGAACCTGATAATGTTGTTGTACTTCCTGATGTTTTTACTAATACATCACCACTAATTTCGCCTAATGGAATATCTACTGCTGCACCTTTTTGTGCAAAAGGTAAAGATGCTGTAAAATAATCATGTTCCCATGCTCTTTTTCTTAATTGAACTAAATCTGCATTAGATGAATTATCACCATCAGTTAATTTATAATTAACTGGAGCAATAAGATTTTGGTCACGATAATACTCGTTATATATAGCTTGATAAGCAGCAAAAGCAAGTACATTAATAT